GAAATGATCGGCGACGGGGCCAAGGCCTGCGTGCTGGCCCATCGCGACGAGCTGACGGCGCAGAACCGCGCCAAGTTCCAGCGCGTGGTGCCGGGCGTCGCCACATCGGTCATCGACGCCACGGAGAAGTCCTGGGGCGGCCAGGTCGCCTTCGCCATGGTGCCGACGCTGGCGCGGGCTTCGAACCTTGCCGACATGCCGCGCCTCGACCTGCTGGTCGTGGACGAGGCGCATCACGCCGTCGCCAACAGCTACCGCCGGATCATCGACCGGGTGCGCGAGGCCAATCCCGACGCCCGCATCTTCGGGGTCACGGCGACGCCGAACCGGGGCGACTGGAAGGGCCTGCGCGAGGTCTTCGACAATGTCGCAGATCAGGTGCGGCTGGGCGAGCTGATCGCCTCGGGCCATCTGGTGCCGCCCCGCACCTTCGTCATCGACGTGGGCGTGCAGGACGAGTTGCGCTCGGTCCGCAAGACCATGTCGGATTTCGACATGGCGGAGGTGGCGGGCATCATGGACCGCGCCCCCGTCACCGACGAGGTGATCCGCCACTGGAAGGAGAAGGCGGCCGACCGGCAGACCGTGGTGTTCTGCTCCACCGTCGCGCACGCCGAGCATGTCACCGAGGCGTTCAGGGCCGCAGGCGTTTCCGCCGCGCTGATCCACGGCGATCTGGCGGCAGAAACCCGCAAGGCGATCCTCGCCGACTACGCGGCGGGCGACATCCGCGTCGTCGTCAACGTGGCGGTGCTGACCGAGGGCTGGGACCATCCGCCCACCTCCTGCGTCGTGCTGCTGCGACCGAGTTCCTACAAGTCCACCATGATCCAGATGGTCGGGCGCGGCCTGCGCACCGTCGATCCCGAGGAACATCCTGGCATCGTGAAGACCGATTGCGTCGTGCTGGACTTCGGCACTTCCAGCCTGATCCACGGCACGCTGGAACAGGATGTCGATCTCGAGGGCAAGACCGAGGCTGGAGAGGCCCCGACCAAATCCTGCCCCGGCTGCGGCGCTGAAATCCCGCTGGCTGCCACGGAATGCCCGCTCTGTGGCGAGGTATTCCCGCGGGAGGATGAAGACGGCGGCGAAGGCGGCACGGCCCCGCTGTCCGGCTTCATCATGACCGAGATCGACCTGTTGAAGCGGTCCAGCTTCGCATGGGTCGATCTCTTTGGCACCGACGACGCGATGATGGCCACGGGCTTCACGGCCTGGGGCGGTATCTTCTGGCTGGACGGTGCCTGGTTTGCCGTAGGCGGCGCGAAGGGCGAACGCCCGCACCTGCTGGGTGTTGGCGAACGCACCGTCTGCCTCGCACAGGCCGATGATTGGCTGAACACCCATGAAACCGACGAAAGCGCCTTCAAGACCCGTTCCTGGCTGCGCCAGCCGCCGACCGAAAAGCAGCTGCAATACTTGGCCCCCGAATGCCGCCATGATTTCGGCCTGACGCGCTATCGCGCCTCGGCGCTGATGACCTTCGGCTTCAACAAGCGCGCCATCCGCCAGTTGATCGACAGCGCGGCCAGCCCCGAGCGGAGGGCGGCATGACCCATGACCTCCATCACCATCATCACGGCCGAGGACCGGCGGCGGCTTTGGCATCCGCGTGGAACGCTCTGTGCTGTCTGCCGGCAACCCAGCCGTGGCTTTGGCTGGTTCGATCCGCACCGGTCGAAGCGGCCCCGGCCATCGGTCTGGTTCTGCTCGATGTCCTGCCAAGGCTACTGGACGCGTTTGGCGCGGGAGCGTGTGGCCATGGTTGACCTGACCGATGAAGAGCGCGCGGCCATCGCCGCCACCATGAAACGCGTCGCCTTGCTGATGGACGAGATCGGATGGGCCACCCCGCTGGCTGGTCTGACCGAGGCGCAAGTGCGTGCCCTTATCGAGGAGTCCGTCGAGGGCTTCCGCGAGGCCATGTCCGACATCGCGAAGGCCAATGCGCCGGAGGTGCCGTTTTGACGCTGGACTTCAATCACCGCCCGAGCTTCGCCGAGCAGGTCAATGCCGCCGTCGATCAGGCGCTGACCGCCGATCAGGCAACACGCACGCCCCGCGACTATCTTGGCGGCTCTCGCCTCGGCCACGCCTGCGAGCGCGCCCTGCAGTTCGAGTTTACTGCGACGCCGAAGGACGACGGTCAGGACTTCTCAGGCCAGTCGCTGCGCATCTTCGCCATCGGCCACGCGCTCGAGGATCTGGCCGTCACCTGGCTGCGCGGCGCGGGCTTCGATCTCTATACCCGCAAGGGCAACCGCCCCGATGGCGGCCAGTTCGGCTTCTCGGTCGCGGGGGGACGCATCCGCGGTCATGTCGACGGCATCATCGCCGAAGGCCCCGAAGGCTTCGGTCTGGCCGTTCCCGCCCTCTGGGAATGCAAGACGATGAACGCGAAGAACTGGCGCGCCTGCGTCAAGGACGGCGTGACCAAGTCGAAGCCGGTCTATGCCGCCCAGATCGCGGTCTATCAGGCTTACATGGAAACCAGCGTGCCCGGCATCAGCACCGCGCCCGCCGTGTTCTCCGCGATCAACAAGGACACGGCCGAGATGCACCACGAGCTGGTGCCCTTCGATGCCGATCTCGCGCAGCGCATGTCCGACCGGGGCGTGCGGATCCTTCAGGCGACCGATGCGGGCGAGCTTCTGCCGCGCGTGGCCACCACGCCCGACTTCTTCGAATGCCGCTTCTGCCCGTGGTCCGAGCGCTGCTGGGGGCTGCCCGCATGAGCGACGACGGCATCCTGCACTTCAACCCGTGGATGGACTTCAACGACGGGCCGCCGTCCGAGAACCCCTTCGGCTGCGACCCCGACCTCGGGCAGATCGCCGTCTTCCTCGATACCGTGTTCAGCTGGTGCGAGGGGCTGATCCCGCTCCGCGGCTTCGTCGACAAGGGTCAGGGCCGGGACGGCAAGCCGCACAACATCTGGATCACGGCCGACGACACCGCGCCGGGGAAACTCGCGACCTTCGCCGCATGGGCGAACCGCGAGGGCGCCGCCGTCTATGTCATTCCCGGCACGGTCGAGGAACAGGGCCAGGCCCGCGCCGCCGACGTGCTGCAGATGCAGGCCATCGTCGTCGATCTCGATGCGGGCGACATCCCGGCCAAGCTGGACCATGTCACCCGCCACCTCGGCGCGCCCACGCTCATCATCGAAAGCGGCGGACGCACGCCCGAGGGCGCGGCGAAGCTCCATGTCTGGTGGAAACTGACCGAACCCGCCGAGAGCGAAGAGCTGGCCACTCTCTGCCGCCTGCGCGGCGAGATCGCCGTGAAGGTCGGCGGCGACACGCATTTCCGCTCGGCCCACCAGCCGATCCGGGTGCCGGGCACGGTCTATCACAAGCATGGCCACCAGCGCCTCGTGCAGATCCGCGAACATCGCGCCATTGAGGTAGACCTAGCGGATTTCGGCGAGAAGGTCGCCGAGATGCCGCCGCTGCCCGGCGTGGGCTTCGCCAGTGACGTTGCCACGGCGACTGTGAAGCCCGGCATCGACGCAGTGCTCACCACGCCGGTTCGCGAAGGCGCGGTCGACGACTGGTCCCGGTTCCAGAGGGCGAGCGCCGCCATTGGCCATTACGTCCGACTGGTGCACGAGGGCCGCCTCGACCCCTTTGCAGGCTGGGAGGCGATCTGCGGCTACAACGCCGCCATGCTGCGCCCATCCTGGCCGCTCGATCGGCTTCAGGCAGAGTTCGAGCGGCTCTGGACGCTGCATGTGAAGCGCAATGGTCCACCGCTCCTGCGCGCGGCCCACGCCGATGCCCCGTCCAGCCCGCTGCCTACCTTCAGCCTCGGCGCGCTGCTGGATGACACGGGCCCGATGCCCGAGGACATCATCGGCCCCCGCGTACTGACGCCGGGCGGGCTGCTGGTGCTGGGCGGTGCGCCCAAGGTCGGCAAGAGCGACTTCCTGATCTCATGGCTCGTGCACATGGCGGCGGGCGTGCCCTTCCTCGGCTTCACGCCGCCACGGCCGCTGCGCGTGTTCTACCTGCAAGCCGAGATCCAGTATCACTACCTGCGCGAGCGCCTGCAGCAGATCGCGCTGCCCGCCGCCGTCATCGCCGCCGCGCGTGACACCTTCATCGCCACGCCGAAGCTGAAGCTGCTGCTCGACGCGGAGGGCGTCGCCCGCGTCACCGAGGCGATCCGGGCCGCATTTCCCGACGCGCCACCGGACATCATCGTCATCGATCCGATCCGCAACCTGTTCGACGGCGGTCCTGATGGCGGTGGCGAGAATGACAACACCGCCATGATGTTCTTCCTGAAGGACCGGGTGGAGCTCCTGCGCGAGGCGGTGAACGCGGACGCGGGCGTCATCCTCGCCCACCACACCCGCAAGGCCAGCAAGCACCAGGTCAAGGACGATCCCTTCCTCGCCCTCTCCGGCGCCAGCGCGCTGCGCGGCTTCTACACCTCGGGACTGCTCATGCACCGGCCTGACGAGGACAGCTGCGTCCGCAGGCTGGAGATCGAGCTGCGCAACGGCCCCGCGCTGCCGGGCAAGCTCATCGACAAGGTGAAGGGCGAGTGGGTCGAGCTGAACCCGCTGAACGAGCGCCTGGTGCGCAAGGAAGTCGGCGCGAAGCTCGATGCCGAACGGCTGCGCAAGCACGATGTCATCCTCGGCATGCTGCTGGATGAGGCGGCCGGTGAGCGCCTCTACACCGCCATGCAGTTCGCCGAGACCTTCGAGAACCGGGGCGGTCTGGGCAGCAAGCACACGATCCGCGAGCGCCTGAGCGTCCTCGGTACGAAGGGCTTCGTGAAGTTCCTGCGTGACCCCTCAGGGTTCGGCTACCCCGTCACCCGGTCCCGGTTCGGCTATCTCTGCGTCGAGAGGATGCAGTTCGGCGCACCCGTCGATCATGTCGATCCAGACACCGGCGAGGTCACCACCGAGGTCCGCCCGGTCCTGCCCAGCCACTTCAAATGCCCCCAGTCCGGGCTCTGCCTGCAGGTCGAAAACCCCGCCGTCTGGGTCTACCCGGAGGGGCTGGAGGACGACCTAACTCATATGAGTGAGGCCTGACTCATATGACAGCGCCAACTGTGCACTCAATGAAATCAAAGGTTTACGAGAAAATATGAGTTAGGTCCCGAACTCATGCCCGAAGACTTCATGAAGTCTTATTCCCCAATGATTTCAGCCACTTGTTCTCCCCGGAACAGTTAGGTGTCAAACCCCCATACTACGTATGGGAGGGCCACCCCACAGGGTTGGCCACTCCTCCCATACGTCCGGGCCAGCCGCGCGCGCCGCCGTGACGGTCTGTTGTGCTTCTCGATCCGACGACGGCGGCCCCGTACCGCCAAGCACCAGACCGCCGTCGTCTTCCACCACCACAGGCCACCGGCAAAGGAGACCCATTATGGCTCAGCCGACTCTGATCCCGAATTGCGACGGCGCAAGGTTTGAATCGCTGCCGCTAGACACCCCCCGCAACCGCTGCATCCTCGCGCTCGACCTCGGCACCTCGACCGGCTGGGCGATCCGTGGCCATGACGGCCTGATCACCAGCGGCACCGTCTCGCTGCGTCCCGGCCGCTTCGTCGGCGGTGGCATGCGCTACCTGCGCTTCACGAACTGGCTGACCGAGATCGACCGGCTGTCCGGTCCTGTCGCCGCGATCTGGTTCGAGGAGGTCCGCCGCCACGCGGGCACCGACGCGAGCCACATCTACGGCGGGCTCATGGCCACGCTGACCGCATGGGCCGAGCTGCGCGGCGTGCCCTACGAGGGCGTCCCGGTCGGCACGATCAAGCGTCATGCCGCAGGCAAAGGCAACGCCGACAAGGCCGCCATGGTCGCCGCCGTCCGCGCCCGCGGCTTCAGCCCGGCCGACGATAACGAGGCCGACGCCATCGCCATCCTGCTCTGGGCGATCGAGACGAAGGGAGGTGTCGCATGAGATGGCATCCCCACGGCTACGGCGGCCGACGCCGGGATCCCGAGCAGGTCAAGCGCGAGGGTTGGCAGGAACAGGGCGTCCTCGCGGTCTCCGCCGATGACGACCGCCTCACCTGGCCCGAGCGTGAACTGGTCCGCCAGCTCGGCGAAAAGCTCTACGGCCCGCGTCCCTCCGACGGGGAGGCGCGCCATGGCTGATCGCGAATGGACCGCCGACTGCGTCGCCGATCATTTCGAGGAGGCGTTCCGCACCCTGCGCAAGCTGCCGCCGGTGAAGGCGCAGGGCTACTTCAACACCTGGCCCGACATCGTGCGGACCAGCCGCGAGATCGCGGCGATGGAGCCGCAGCCGATGCGGGTCTGGCCCTCGGCCGCCGCGATCACCCGGCTCGAGCAGACCTTCGACTGGGTGCTCTGGATTGAGGAGGCGGAGCGCAAGCTGGTCTGGTCCCGCGCAGCCCGTGTGCCGTGGAAGCAGATCAGCGGCGAGCTGGGGTGCGACCGCACGACCGCATGGCGGCGTTGGCAGCTGGCACTGACCAAGATCGCTGCGCGCCTGAATGCGCAGTGACTCCAATGTGTTGCAACACTTTTTCCTTCGACATCTGCAACATGATCGTGCTATTCCGAAGGCAAGATGGGGAGAGTGCGCTGGAAAGCTCGCTCTCCCCTTTGCATTTGCTATTGGTCAGTGGGCTTCTTCTGCAGCGACTTCCGGATAGATTCCTCAAAGCGCTCCGGCCGAGAGAAATAGAAGGAGATCTCTTCGTTCGGCAAAGGCTGACCAGGCTGAGGCGGCTGGCCATCATCGCCTGTAGGTGGCTGACCGGGCGTGAACACCTCTCGCGCTAGCGAGACCACATCGTCACGCAAGTGCCCGAAGCCGACTTTGGCGTCCTGATAATCGGCGAGAAAGCTCGCCGCCGAAGATGCAATGGTTATCGTTGAAGCCACGATGACAGCTCCAACTTGAATTTTGGCGAGAACCGAGCCAGCCTCGTAGCTGATACTGATGACAGTCAAGCGTTCAAGCAGCAGAAGCTGTTCATCTACTCCCAAGGTTTCCGAACGCCGCTCTGGCTTGAATGCGAACTCGCGAGGATTGACCCCGTCCAAGCGGGTTTGAAGAATACCGAGCCGTTCGACGAAATAGGGTAAGTCGTTCGACTGTGCGCCAGTACGAACGAAGTCAGCAAAGTTGCGGTCGGACAATCGATAGGAAATCGTCCCAACATAGGCGGTAAAGCGACCTTCGCCCAATTTCGAATCTACCATCGCGAACAGCTCCAGGATGACGCAAGCTACTGGTATGCGGGATGTATTGCCGCTGTGAAGCGAAATCCGCCGCTGGGTGGATGAAGAGCCTCGGATCGGTGATGACTGAAAGGCGGGCACCACGGGGTTTCCGGTTCCTTCTGCGCGACATTCGTATGCTGGCGGGCGAAGCGCGGGACATCGCCAGCGACAGGGCCGGATTTTTGGGAAGCCACCCGGAAGCCGGAGCCACTCGCGCGCTGCGCAAACCCCAATGAACGCTGGCCTTCCGACCGGACACCGCTGGTGGCCGCTGGACCCCGCGTGGAGTCCGGCCCGGCATCCGGAGTCCGGAAGCCACCGGCATCCACCCGACCGAGGAACCTTGCCCACCATGACGCTGAGCTTCGCCCCGGACGCGATCGAGACCTGGCCGCTGTCGCGCCTCCAGCCCTACGCGAAGAACGCGAAGGCGCACGGGGCGGACCAGGTCGCGAAGATCGCCGCCAGCATGGCCGAGTTCGGCTGGACCGTGCCGTGTCTCGTCGGCGAGGACGGCGAGCTGATCGCGGGACACGGGCGCGTGCTGGCCGCCACACAGCTCGGGCTGACCGAGGCGCCGGTGATCGTGCTCGGGCATCTGACCGAGGCGCAGCGCCGGGCGTATCGGATCGCGGACAACAAGCTGACCGAACTCGGCACCTGGGACGAGGCGCTGCTGTCTGCGGAACTGAACGATCTGCTGGCCGAGGATTTCGACCTGTCGCTGGTCGGCTTCTCGGACGGCGAACTCGACAAGCTGCTGGCTTTCGTGCCGGAGGGGGACGTTGAAGAAGGTGGCGCCGGGGGCTCCGTGCCGCCGGTAACCATCCCCGAGCCGCCGCGCAATCCTGCGTCGCGTACCGGCGATCTCTGGATCCTCGGCGACCACCGGCTGCTCTGCGGCGACAGCACCAGCGCGGCCGATGTGCGCCGCCTGATGAACGGCGAGCGGGCGATCCTGTTTGCCACCGATCCGCCCTATCTGGTGGACTACGACGGCTCGAACCATCCGACCCGCAACAAGGACTGGTCCGCGTCCTATGGCACAACTTGGGACGACTCCTCTCAGGGCGCGGAGCTCTACGACGGCTTCATCGCTGCGGCGGTCGCCGAGGCCATCGCCGAAGACGCCGCCTGGTACTGCTGGCACGCCTCGCGCCGCCAGGCGATGCTGGAGGCCTGCTGGGAGAAGGCGGGCGCTTTCGTCCATCAGCAGATCATCTGGGTGAAGGATCGTGGGGTTCTCACCCGCTCGCATTACCTCTGGAAGCACGAGCCGTGCTTCATGGGCTGGCGTCGCCCGAACCGTCCGCCGAAGGTGGCGGAGCAGACGCTGCCGTCGACATGGGAGATGCCGTCCTTCGCCAAGGACGAGCGCCCGGACCACCCGACGCCGAAACCGCTCGACGCCTTCGGGATCCCTATGCGCTGGCACGTCGCCCGTGGCGGCCTCTGCTACGAGCCGTTCTCGGGGTCCGGGTCGCAGATCATGGCGGGCGAGGCCAACGGCCGCCGGGTCTTCGCGATGGAAATCAGCCCGGCCTACATCGATGTCGCCGTGGAACGCTGGCAGGCCGAGACCGGCCGCGACGCGATCCTCGACGGCGACGGTCGGAGCTTCGCGCAGGTAAGGACCGAGCGGCTGGGCGACGACGCCGCCCCCGCGGCAGATACGCCGGACACGGACGCCGCCCCCGAGCCCGCGCGAAAGCGCAAGACCGCTGCGTGACATGCATGACCTGGCTCTACCTTCCTCCGGACGCGCTTCCGGAACCGGAGACGCATGCCTCTTCGGCCTCTCCTTCTGTTCCGGCGCAGGCGGGCTCGACCTCGGGCTCACCATCGCCATCCCCGGATATCGTGCTGTGGGCCATGTCGAACGGGAAACCTACGCCGCAGCAACTCTTGTGGCGCGGATGGAAGACGCGTCCCTGGATCAGGCTGTTGTCTGGGACGATGTTGCCACCTTCGACGGCCGCCCGTGGCGCGGCGCGGTGGACATCATCACTGCGGGTTATCCGTGCCAGCCGTTCTCTGTCGCGGGCAAGCGCCGGGGCGCCGACGACCCGCGCCACCTCTGGCCCCATGTCGCCCGCATCATCGGTGAAATTAAACCGCCCTTCGTGTTCCTCGAAAATGTCGCCCATCATCTCCGCCTCGGCTTCCCCGAAGTCGCCAGCGGACTGGTCGGCATGGGCTACCGCCTTGCGGCAGGCCTCTTCACGGCGGCGGAAGTCGGCGCGCCCCATCGACGCGAGCGGCTGTTCATCCTTGCCATTCGAGAAGGCGACACGCTGGCCGACCCCGCGCGCCTGCTCTGGCACCCGGTCGAGTGGCGGCAACCGGACGGAACTGCTGTGTCTCTGGCCGACGCCGAGGGCCAGCGCCAACGAGAACCGGCAGACGAAACCCACGCCGTCGCAGGAAGCGGGTCAGCACGGCATGAACCTCGCGACGACCGCCGCGCTCTGGCCGACGCCCCAGATCGACAGTTTCCGCAGTCGGGGTGGCGAGCGGAAGGACGAGAAGGGTCTGGACCGGATGGCGCGGGACTGGCCAACGCCGATGGCGAACGACGGCTGCAAGCCGAGCGCAGGCAATCGCAAGACGGCCGATCTGACCCATGCGGCGGGGATGTGGATGACGCCGACGGCGCGCGATCACAAGGATGGGGCGACGACACTGGCGAACACGCCGGTGAACGGGTTGCTTGGCCGCCAGGTCCTGGTGACGCCGATGGCTGGGAGCGATACCTGCGATGTGCGCCGGACCTTGAACCCGCTGTTCGTCGAGGCGCTGATGGGATGGCCCACCGGGTGGACCGGCTTCGCCTCTGTGGCAACGGCGTGGTCCCTCTGGTTGCAGCGCATGCGCTGCGAACTCTCGCGGCTGAGCTGCTGGCCGATGGATGAGGTCGGAAGTTCGTTTTCTGAACCCCAGCTGTATGCTATCAAAGTCTAGGGCTTTAGTGAGACTCGAGCATGGCACTTTGGAACTGGTTCAAAAAAGCACCGGAGCCTGACCGACTCACCGTCAGTGAGATCATGGAGAACCGTCTTTTCTTCACTCGCAAGAAGAATAGACACGGGTATGTTGTTGAGGCTGAAAAATCTATCGACGAAGCATTTCATCTTTTTCGGCTGGAGCTATTTAAACTCCGAATGGCGGAAATTGGTGTATCAGATGATTGGGTAAAGCAAAACTCTCCGATCAAAGTTGAAGTAGAAGACCTCCCGGAGCTCAGTCAAATGAGCAGGCGAGAGCTCGATGCTTTGACAAGGAAGCTCCAGTCAATTGAGTATCTTCGTTCAGAAGTCATCGTGGCTTCGGCTCGGCTAGCAAAGCAAGCAAAGCTTGCACGACATAGGAAACATGAGGCCGAGGCGGGTCAGGCGGAAGGGCCAAAGAAAGACTTAATCTGATGAAAGCAGAAGACGGAAAAGAAAGTCAAGAGGATCATCGACCGCAAGCTTGGTCGTACGATCTTTTGGTTGAATCTTTATGTGCGTCGATTGGTAACGATCTGAATACCTCATCTGGAAAGTTAAGAACCCTATTGGGAACATCTCATGGGTATTTTTCCAAGTCCGCCATGCAGGAGTACGAGTCGCACCTCAGCGAAATGATACAGTCAGCGGGAATTAAGCCTCATTCCGACACGATTAACGCATTTGCTCACGCCTACGCATCTGCGCTCATATACGTATCGACCAGTCAATATCTATCGGAAAACTTAGGTGGGCAAGTGGCTACCGTTTTGGGAAATATGAAGGAAACCAGCTACAGGGAAGTGATCGGATTGAAGGGAGACACAAAGGCCGACTCGATCAAGGATCAGCTAGACAATGCCCTCGGAAGAGATGTGGGGCGCTACATCATTTCAACCGGAGGCGGAGTTTCCGACATTCCGCAAGTCTTGGTGGATCGCTATTTTAATGGAGACTTTTATCTTCTGGAGCCGGACGAAGCCACGATCGTGCACAGTGATGGATTGCCATTTGGGACGGTTGTCGGCGGTGATTTAATCATTGAAGGGGCGCCATCTCATTTGTCATTGGAATCAAGAGATGAGCTTTATAGCCCCGATTTTGGCTGGCCAGACCTTGAAGCCAGTCTGGATAACTTGTTTGAAAATGGCATAACAAGCCAAACTTCGCTTGATATAAGTGGTTATGATATTTTCGGTTTTAGTCACTTCGACTATGGCATCGAGAGCTCCAGTGATCACCTCGAGAACGACGACTCAGGTCAGGGCGAACACTCAAGTGACGGTAGCGATCGGCATGACGCCTATGACAATGACTTGCAGGAGGGAATAGAAATGAACGATCTAAGTGATGTTGGTGGATATTCGTCTGGTGTTGCCGCCAATGAGAGAGATGGACAAAGTGGTAACTTTAACAATCTCGATCACCGGAGCCCCGGGAATACATCAACCTAGTATTCGCTTCTCTCTTCAAGTAACAAAAGATTTCGCTCAAGCCTTGTACTTTCACTCGGCGTGTTCGCCTTCCTTGAAGGCAATGTCGGTGATCTCGCGCAGCTTGGCGCGGTAGTGGTTCAGGGTGCCGACGTCGCCCCAATGGATATCGTCGGGGCTGGTCGCGAAATGGTCGGCGCTGAGGGCCACAAGGCGCTCCAGCATCGCGTCGATCTCGGTCTTGGCGGCGATGAAGGCGTCGAGGGCTTTGGCGTTGTCGGTCGCGCGGTGGGTCATCTTGGTGGCTCCTTGGTCAGGTTGCATCGTTGCGTTGGACCCACCTTCGCTCTGTCTGCGATGCTTATCAACGAGATAAGCATATGTTTTTGAATGATAATCGGAGCAGCCAATGCAGGGCATGAGCGAGCGCCAGTACGCCGCGCATGTCGGCCTGTCGCGGGGCGCGATCCAGAAGGCGAAGACGGCTGAACGATTGGTGCTGTTCGCCGATGGCAGCATCGATGCCGAGGCCAGCGATGTGCGCCGGGCGGAAACGACCGACCCGTCGAAGACGCGGAAGCAGCACGAACCGAAGTTGAAGCCGGTACCCGAGGCGGCCGTTGCTGCTGTCGGCGATACGCTGCGCGAGCAGGGTCTGGCGGTGCCAGCGGTCGGTGGTGGCACCACTTACCTGCAGGCCAAGACCGCCAACGAGGTTCTGAAGGCGCAGGAGCGACGTATCCGGCTGCAGAAGCTGAAGGGGGAGTTGATCGAGCGTGCCCGGGCGTTGTCGCTGGTGTTCCGGCTGGCTCGGGAGGTGCGGGACGCATGGGTGAACTGGCCCGCGCGCTCGTCTGCGCTGATGGCGGCAGAACTGGGGGTCGAACCGGCCGCGATGCAGAAGGCCTTGGAAAAACATGTCCGCGCCCACCTCGACGAACTTGCCGAGGTCCGGCCTGATTTCCGGTGATGATGACGGTCTGACGGATTTCGACGGCGCAGCGGAGATCCTGCGCACCTGGGGCGCGGGGCTGACGCCTGATCCCGATCTGACGGTGTCGCAATGGGCGAACAAGCATCGGATGCTGTCGGGTCGCGCATCGGCTGAACCGGGGCGCTATCGCACGGCGCGCACGCCTTACATGCGCGAAATCATGGACCGGCTGTCGCCCGGCGATGTGATGCAACGCATCGTGTTCATGAAGGCGGCACAGGTCGGCGCGACCGAGGCGGGGAACAACTGGATCGGCTTTGCCATCCACCAGGCGCCGGGCCCGATGCTGGCGGTCCAGCCGACGGTGGAACTGGCGAAACGCAACTCGCGCCAGCGGATCGATCCGCTGATTGATGAGAGCCCGGACCTGCGGGAGCGGGTGAAACCGGCCCGGTCGCGGGACGCTGGCAACACCATGCTGTCGAAGGAATTCGCGGGCGGCATCCTGATCATGACGGGCGCAAACTCGGCAGTCGGGCTGCGGTCCACCCCGGCGCGCTACATCTTTCTCGACGAAGTCGATGCCTATCCCGCCTCGGCCGACGAGGAAGGCGATCCGGTCACGCTGGCCGAGGCGCGGTCGCTGACCTTCGCCCATCGGCGCAAGGTGTTCTTGGTCTCGACGCCCACCATCCGGGGGCTGTCGCGCATCGAGCGCGAGTACGAGGCCAGCGACCAGCGCCGGTTCTTCGTGCCGTGCCCGCATTGCGGCGCGATGCAGTGGCTGAAGTTCGACCGGCTGCGCTGGCAGAAGGGCCGCCCCGAGACGGCGGAATATCACTGCGAGGGCTGCGAGACGCCCATCGCGGAACATCACAAGACGGCGATGCTGGAAGCGGGCGAATGGCGGGCTACGGCCACCGCCGCCGATCCGACCACGGTCGGCTACCACCTCTCGGCGCTCTACTCGCCGATCGGCTGGCTGAGCTGGGAGCGGATCGTGCGGGCATGGGGCGCGGCACAGGGGTCGGACGAGGCGATCAAGGCGTTCCGCAACACGATCCTCGGCGAGACATGGGTCGAGACCGGGGAAGCTCCCGACTGGCAGCGGCTTTACGACCGGCGCGAGCGCTGGACATCCGGCACTGTGCCTGCGGGCGGGCTGTTCTTGACCGCCGGGGCGGATGTGCAGAAGGACCGGATCGAGGTCGATGTCTGGGCCTGGGGTCGCGGGCTGGAAAGCTGGCTGGTCGATCACCTGGTGATCGAAGGCGGGCCTGGCGATGCCGCCTGCTGGCAGGGGCTGTCCGCTCTGCTGGGGCGTAGCTGGACCCACGCGCATGGCGCGCCGATGACCATCACACGGCTGGCGATCGACACCGGGTTCGAGACCAGCGCGGTCTATGGTTGGGCCCGACAGGCCGGGTTTGCACAAGTGGCACCGGTCAAGGGCGTGGAAGGGTTCAACCGGGCCAGCCCGGTCTCGGGTCCGACCTTTGTCGACGCGACAGTTGGTGGCAAACGGCTGCGCCGCGGCGCCCGGCTCTGGACCGTGGCGGTCTCGACCTTCAAGGCCGAGACCTATCGGTTCCTGCGGCAGGACCGTCCGACCCGTGAGGAACTGGCAAGCGGTGCTGTGTCTCCGCCGGGAACCATCCATCTGCCCGGCTGGGCAGACAGCGAGTGGCTGAAGCAGCTGGTGGCCGAGCAACTGGTGACGGTGCGCAACAAGCGCGGTTTTGCCAGGCTGGAATGGCAGAAGCTGCGCGAACGCAACGAGGCGCTGGATTGCCGGGTCTATGCCCGGGCGGCCGCATGGATCACCGGGGCCGACCGATGGTCCGAGGCGCACTGGCTGGACCTGGATCGACAGGTGGCGGCGCCGATCGAAGACGGCATTGGGCCGGGACAGGCCGTGGGTCGCCCGGTGCGGCCGACACGACAGCGGCGCGCGGTGCGCTCGAGCTACATGGGGTGAGAACGATCGAGACCTTTTGTCAAAGCAGGCAGCACTTCTTGAATTTCCTGCCGCTGCCGCAGGGACAGGGATCGTTGCGGCCGACCTTGGGCATCTCGCGCTGGAAGGGTTCGCTGGCGAAGTCCGTCAGCCAGTCGTCGTGATGGCCGCGTTGCTTTTGGTCACTCTGGTACTTGTCGGAAAAGCAGTACCAGCCGGACAGCTCGTCGATGGCGCTCTCGATGGGTCGGGTATTGCGGCTTTGGTGAAACCAGCTGGACGTACCGGTCCCGACCGCCTCCTGCAGGGTGCGCCGGAAGTCGTCGACCGTCGAAAGGTCCGGGGAAATCCATTCGTCTTCGTAGGCCTGGACGACCATCGGCTCCAGATGGGCAAGGCCGAGTTCGGCCACCGCGAAGGCCCAAGTGTCCCACAGTTCCTCCGGTTTTTCCATGTCGGCTGAAACGAACGCCTCCATGTATGCCGCGATGTCGGGGGCCTTTTCCGGATGGCGCCGTGCGATCATGACCAGCGCGTCAATCATCTGGCTGCGCACGAAAACGTCGGCTCCCGCATCCTCGACGACCTCGAGGATCGGCGTCAGATCGCCGTCGAACACCCCGGCGATGACCCGGGCCGTGCCTTCCGTCATGGCGTCGCCGAGCAGCGCCTCGAGAAACGCAGGCTCGCGCCGCAGCAACCCGGCGAGCGGTCTGTAGGCTGCGGTGTCGCGCCACTCGCCGAGCAGGAAATAGGCGAACAGGAAGACCGACAGGTCATCCTCCGCCACGGTGTCCGGCCCGGAGCGCCGGAGGCGGTGGATCAGGTCGAGAAACACCGGGATCATCTCTTCCCGATGCGCACCCGCCGCAACCATGGCGTCGCGCGGAAACCCTTCAGGGATGGCGAGTGCGCTGAATATCTCTTCGGGGGTCACGGTCGACTCTCCATCCTTGCGTCATGGTCGGGACATATCCCAGCCAGCGAACCCGCGCCACAGGCGCATTGATCGACAGGAGCCGTCCATGGCCACGGCCGCAGAACTCCGTGTCCGCCGCGAGGCGCTGGCCGCACAGCGGTCCTCGGGCGTCGCCCGGGTCAGCTATGACGGCAAGTCGGTGGAGTATCGCAGCCTGGCCGAGATCGACCGGGCCATCGAGCAGCTCGATCGCGACATCGCCGCCGCCGAGGGCCGCCGGGTGATCCGGCAGGTCCGCGTGACCACGAGCAAGGGCCTCTGATCGATGGGCCTGTTCGATGCCTTTCGCCGCCCACACTCGGGCGGCCCCGCTGCCGCGCGCGCCCGCCTCGAAGGCGCGATGTCCCGCCGCCGCCTGCGCGGCTGGAACCCGCCGCTGGAAAACTTCAACTCGCTGGTCGCCTCGGGCGGCCCGCGTCTCCTGGCCCGCTCGCGCGAACTGGTGGTGACCAACGGCTATGCGGCGAATGCCTGCGAGGCGTTTGCGTCGAACCTGGTGGGCGACGGCATCAAGCCGTCGTCGCTGATCGACGACCCGGCCTTGCGCGATCACGACACGCGACAGCGTCTTCTTGCCATGCCCACGTCGATTGCGCCCGCCGCGCGCTTGCCTGATCCATGCCGCTCGACTTGCTCGGCCTTCTTCGGCGCTGTCCGGCAAACATGAGGAGAACTGGCATTTGCAGGCAATGCCATCCGTAGGGCGCGTGACCTTGCCGGCATCGACTGGTGTCAATGGGCGACCAGAATGCCCTTCGCCTCGAAGATCTCGCGGATCTGGCGAACATAGCCATGAAACGCGGCGTTCTCGTGGACCCGACCCCAATGCCGAAGGCGGGGAATGTCTATAGGCAGATCAAGGTCGATCTTGCCCGGCCGTGGCGACATGACCAGAACCCGGTCGGCCAGAAACACCGCCTCATCAATGCCGTGGGTGATAAAAAGAACGGTGTTGCCGATCTTTAACCAGACAGATTGAAGATCCATGATCATCTGTTCGCGGGTCAATGCGTCGAGCGCGCCGAACGGTTCGTCCATCAGCAGAAGGCCCGGTTCCTGAATCATTGCCCGGCAGATCGCCACACGCTGACGCATGCCGCCCGAAAGCTCGGACGGAACCTTGTTGCCAAAGCCCCCCAAGCCGACTTGTTCCAGAAGTTCTTCGGCGCGGGCACGATATTGTCGCACCGGCAGACGCTTGATCTCGATCGGCAAGAGGATGTTGTCAAGCACGTTTCGCCAGTCAAGCAGCAGGTCGGACTGAAACACCACCCCCACCTTTGGATGCGCCCGGGTGACCACTTC